GCATTAGATATAGAATTAGTAAAATATATTAGGGTGACTAATTTAGATTCAAGTAATTCAGTAAATTTATCTCTTCAGATAGACGTAGGAGAAGATGATAGTTCTGCTGATGACACAGCAGGGCTTTTATTAGAGGCTGGTAAGAGCTTTATGATGGGTACTCCTTCGGATGGTATTGCCGTAAATAGTGATGCGGCTACCTTAATTACAGATGGTACATTTAAAAATTTAGAAAGCATCATAATAGATTCTGGTACAAATGCTGTTCAGGTTGAAGTTTTTGTAGCGAGTGCGTAATGGCTAGTTTTCAAACACAAATAATGGGATTAACAGATTTAAGTATATCTAGCTCTGGGACTAATCCAACGGAAGCTCAATTAACTCAATTCCTTACAGATGGTGCTAAAGAAGTTATTAATCAGTTACCCGGACATTTATTACCATTGTGTTCGTCATCTCAAACATTTACATCTGGCAGTGCTGATACATTAACTACTGGAAAAATATTAAACGTATTTAGAAATGATGGTGATATAAATCAGCCTTGTAGAAAAATACCAGCTAAACAAAAAGGAAGAGTGTCTGACCCAGAAGAAATGGCATACGCTACTATAACAGACCCTGTATTTTTTATAGACAATAACTCTTTAGATGTTCTTCCTTCAGGTGGTTCTTGTTCTTATTCGGAAGTTCAATATCCGGCAGTAGCTTATAGTGCTGATGCGATTACAGCTTTTCCAGATGAAGCAGAACATCTTGTCGTATTATATGGCGCTGTTAAATCAATACAAAATGTATTAGGTAGTCGTTCAGCGAATTCAGATATTACTACTGCAATAGGTTTAATAAAAACAGCAGTAGACCAAGCGGCTACAGCGGCAGGAAGTTTTCTAGCATCAACTGGTTCAGTATTCGGAGATACAGATACTTTTTTGACAAACGATTCTCAATTAACAAGAGTTAAGGCGGCATTAGATGATGCTGAGGATATTATTAATGGAGATGAGCCATCTGCAACTACAGATGCTTATGGTGCTCAGGCAAGCGAAGATATTGAACTAGTATCATCTGCTTTAAATATTGCTAAAACAGAAATAAGTAGAGCTCAAATGCATTTGTCTGAATGGACTTCTATTGGAGACATGAGGGTTAAAGAAATTAATGCGGCTCTATCTGAGGCTCAAGGATATGCTAATGAAGTTCAGTCTCGTTTGCAGGTAGATAGCGCACAATATGGATGGTATGAAAAACAGCAGGCTAAATTACAATCCGACTATGAAAAAGGTCTACAAGCATTAGGTTAATAATATGGCTGTTCATAAAATATCAGTAAAGCAAGTTTTAAGTAGGGTTAGGCAGGTATTCCCTGATATCCCAGAAAATTATTTAATTAATCTTTTAAATGATGGCTTAGTTGAAGTTGGGATGTATAGTACAAAACCAGTGCAAGCCAAGATGACAACAGTTGCAGACCAGATGTTTTATAGCATTAGTGATGATGCTGAAGATTCTAGCGGCAATAAGCTTGAAGCTAATAAGGTTTTTAGGGTAGATTTAATGGACAGCGATGGTGATTATATTCAGATTCCAAGGCTGGTAGATAAGAATATTTTATTAATGGATGCTACAAGTGAGTCAGCATTAACAACACCGGATAGTAAATAATGGCAAGTAGTATTAAGTACCCGGATAGTTCGGCATCATGGTATATCGAAGGTGATAAATTCGCTTTAATTACTAATGTTGATAGTAGTGGTAGTGGAAGAACTACTGCTCGCAAGCAATGGAAAGCCATAGCTGAGGCTGTCACAGATGGTTTATTACTTCATTATTATGGTGAGCCAAATAAAGTTAGAACCATTAATGATGAGATAGATTTAGATAATAGTTTACATCTTTCGCTAGTTGATTACATTAAGTATAGATTATACTTAGATAAGGCTGGTGTATCTCCAGATGCAGGTGTTTCACAATCAGCAATGGTTGTATCTATGAATCATGAGAAAAAATTCAAAGATGCCGTTTCAAGATATGGCATAAGAAAAAGGGATAAAACGGGGGGAACTAGAGCAATAGTTCCTTCTAATTTTACTTAAAGTAAGATAACTATAAATGCTTTTATAGCGGTGGTGGTGGAATATGAGGAGTCATTATTATGGCTGACATACATAAGTATACAAGTAAAGAAGTATTAAACAAGGTACTTCTTGATTCTTCGGGAGATGCGGTAAATGCATTTTCTCACACAACATCAGAAGCCTTAAATGCGGCTTTAGATGATACAAACAGCAGATTAAATGTATCTCTAGCAGGCGGTACAATATCTGGTGATGTTACCATTTCAGGTGATTTAACTGTATCTGGTGGTGGTTCATTATCATTTGATGAGATTTTAGAAGGAACGCAAGTAATAGATGTTACTTCTACCGAAGCATTCCTTGTCCGCAAGAACGGTGACGGTGGGGATGTATTTGTAGTTGATACTACCAATGAAGATGTTGCTATTGGTGGTACTCTCGCTGTTGTTACTACAACCAACTCAGATGTAACAGTAGCAAATTTTCAAAGTGCAATAGATGCTAATGGAGAACATTCTATAATACGAGTTGGTCACTCCAGTAAAGCCGCTTATATGGGATTGTTATTAAACTCAGCAGATACTGCATATTTTGGTATTGATGATAACCCAGATGATGGCAATGGAATATATGTAAATGAGTCAGGACAAATTGGGATTGGAAACAAAATACCAACAAATAATCTATACATTGAAGCAGATTCTGGTGATGAAGGTATAACCATCCATAGTGCTGGAGATACTGGCAATGCAGTTATTTTAGATGCAAATAGGTCAGGTGCTGGAAGTGGTATAGGAACTATGATTGGTAAATGGAATGGAACTACTATTGGCTATATGGGATTCTTTAGCGGTGCAGATACTACTAATAAAGACGATGCTGTAATTAAGTTTGCTACGACACCATCTGGTGGCTCTGCTACTGTTGCAATGACCATAGATTCAAGTCAAAATGTCGGAATTGGAACGACTGGGAGAATGATGAGTGGGTATGATGCAAACTCTACTACTCTAACAGTATATGATGGTTCTGGAGGAGCACAATCAGGTTACTTAGAACTTGGAGCTGACAATTATGTTAATGGTTATAACGCTGGAGCTATTGTTTTTATAAATAACAATAATGCTGATGCAACAAATCATGATGCTAATGGAAAAACAATTGCCCAAATAAGGACAGAAATTGCTACGACTGATAATAATGCTGGAGATGATTCTGGGGGTAGTATGACTTTTTGGACGAAGGTTGAAGCTGGTTCACTTACAGAACGTATGCGTATCACATCCGCTGGGCAGACTAATCTACGGCGTGATTCAACTCAAACTGCTCCAAATAAATCAGCCACTGTTTTGACGATAAAAGGCTATGGTGCAGTAAATAAATATTCAGGTATTGGATTTAATTATGGTTCATCTGGTGATGTTGAACCACCAGCATGGATAGGTGTAGAAGGTACGAGTTTCGCTGGTAATACTTACGCTGATATAGTATTTGCTACGAGAAGTGTTACAACTGATAGTGTGCCGACTGAACGTATGCGTATAGACTCAGCAGGCAATGTGGATATTGGCGGTCAAAAAGGAGCCATTACTACAGATACTCAACTTACTATATCTGGTGGAGAAGCAAATAATGCGATAATACAAATGAACGCTGACAATGGAGATGATAATGCTGATAAGCACCAATTTATTGCAGTTAGTGGGGCTCTTGCTTACAGAGAATATAGTACAGGTGCATGGGTAAATAGATTATTACTCGATGCCAACTCCCGAATCTCTCTCTCGAATAATGATAGTGGTACTGGTAATACCATTTTCGGAAAAACTGCGGGAGCAAGTTTAGATGCTGGTTCTAACTATAATACATTTATAGGAGAAGCCGTATCTGATGCTTCAATGGATGATGCTACATATAATGTTGGAGTGGGTTATTATTCATTAGGAGCCTTGACTACGGGCGATGATAATGTGGCAATCGGAGCAAGTGCATTATTAGCCTCAACGGTAGCTTCTGATTGTATTGCAGTTGGCTCTTCTGCATTAGCGGCAGTTAATCATAATGACGCTTCAGGAAGCGTTGGAATCGGACATCAAGCCCTCACCGCCCTCACATCTGGAATCGGTAACGTTGCAATCGGATACCAATCCCTTGATGCTGAAGTTACTGGAGATTATAGCACTGCCGTAGGACATCAATCATTAACTGCTCAGACAGGAGTGGATGGTTCAGTTGGGAATACAGCTATTGGTTTTCAGTCAGGTATGGCTATAACATTAGGAAGATTTTCAACGGCAATAGGTGCTTCTGCTTTACGCACCGAAGATGTTGGAGATAGAACAGTTGCCATTGGGTTTGAGTCTCTATACTCTCAAAATTCAGATTCAAATAATGAAATAACTGGTAATACTGGTATTGGTTACGGCACGGGTTATTATAATGTAACAGGAACTAATAATACTTTCGTAGGTTATAATGCGGCCGCAGGTCAAACTGGACAAAGCAATAGTAACAATGTCGCAGTAGGTTCAAGTGCTTTGTTGGCTGTAACTACTGGGTCAGGCAACGTCGCAGTTGGGAAAGGCTCTCTTCTTAACAATACTGATGGGAATAGTAATATAGCTATCGGACTTGCCGCCTTAGAAACCAATATAGGGACAGATTATAATACTGCTATTGGGTATGCTTCTGGGAAATATACAACTGGAGCAGATAACACCTATGTAGGATTTAGTGCTGGTAAAGGTGCATCTGGAGCAGAGGTAAGCAATACTGGAGTAGGAGCAAATTCTTTACTAAAAATTACTGATGGTGGTTACAATGTTGCTCTTGGCTCTCGTAGCGGAGAAGATTTAACGACTGGAGATTTCAATGTATTTGTAGGTGATTATGCTGGTCACGCAACAGTTGATGCTGATAATTGTATTGCTATAGGTCATGCGGCTATGTCGGCAAATGTAACATCTGATGGTGATGGAACTGTGGCGATAGGGCGTGATGCACTTGTCTCCCTCGTGTCGGGAATCGGTAACGTCGCAATAGGATATCAATCTATGGATGCTAATGCTACTTCAGATTATAATACAGCGGTTGGTCATTCTACACTTGGGGCTGTTAATAGTGATGGGGCTGGTATGAACTCGGCTGTTGGTTATAATGCGGGAGGCTCAATTACCTCAGGCTTATATAATACTATTCTTGGTGCAAATGCTGGTGATGGATTCGATGCAGAAAGTGATAATACTTTTATTGGTTATGCTGTAGGTGGTAATCCTTCATTAAATGGAGCAGAAAAATGTGTAGGAGTTGGTAGTTCGGCATTAGGAGGAGCAATAACTCAAGATGGTACAGTTGCGATAGGATATAATACTTTAGCCTCACTCACATCTGGTGCTGGGAATATTGCAGTGGGGTATCAAGCGGGAGCAAGTCTTACTGCTGGAGCAAATAATACAATTATTGGTCACGGAGCGGCTGACACATCTCATGCTGAATCAGGTTCCAATGTGGCAGTTGGTACAGATGCGATGGGAGGAGCTCAAGGAGCATTTGCATCTTCTTATAATGTAGCCCTTGGTCATCTTGCGATGGGAACTGGCACATTAAATACAGCCGCTTATAATGTTGCTGTGGGACATAATGCCCTCACAGCCCTCACTACTGGTGATAGTAATATCGCAGTTGGTAGAGAGGCTGGCGATACTATTACAACGGGGACAAATAATGTATTTCTTGGTTTCCATACCGAAGCAAGTGCTGTCGATGTAACGTATGAAATAGTTATTGGTGCTGGTGTGGATACAAGTAATGCTTTTGCTGGGGCTGGTACAGAAACTTGTAAAATAGGAAGAGCATCAGATTTCATTTCAGTAGATTTTGGTGAAAATGCAACTTGGTCACATTCGTCTGATATAAGAATCAAAAAAGATATTGAAGATAGTGATTTAGGTCTATCATTTATTAATTACTTACGACCAGTTACATTCAAGAAAAAAGCACCAAGTGAATATCCAGAAACATTTGATGGATACGATGCAAATGAAGCTGAAAGAAAAAATCCAGATAGAAAGCATTATGGATTCATAGCCCAAGAAGTAAAAGAAGCTATGGATAAGGCTGGTCACTCAGAATTTCCAGTATGGAGCGAAAATAGTGATGGAATGCAAATGATTGGAGAAGCAGAATTAATTACACCATTAATCAAGGCAATACAAGAATTAAGTGCAAAAGTAGAAGCATTAGAAAAGAAATAATTAACTAAACAAGGAGTCAAACAATGGCTAAAGATAAAAAAGAAAAGCCAGTCTTGAATCTTGATGATAAAGAGTACATTATCGAAGATATGACTGACGAACAGAAAATGATGGTAAATCACATTAACGATTTGCAGAACAAACAGAATACGAATCAGTTTATGGCTGACCAGCTTTCTGTTGGAAAAGAAGCATTCATTAATATGCTACGTTCATCTCTTGAACCTGAAGAAGCAGAAGAGGTTGAAGCAGAAGCATGAAAATAAGCAAGTATTTCTCATGGGTTAATTCTAAGTTAAATGTCTGGAGTTTCTGGCATCTACTTGGTGGATTATTCCTAAGCAAAGTATTCATGTGGTATGGTTTTCAAGGCATGGATGTTATAATGCTAGTTCTATTCATGGCTCTCTTATGGGAAGCTATTGAATGGAAAATTGAGAATTACAAACCTTATGGTTCACTAAGAGCATGGGCTGAAGATTCATTCTTAGATGTATTTATTGCTACAGCTTGTGCGTGGTGGATGGTGTTATGATTGTTAGAAGGTGTAGTCAGGGTCATCGAGTTAGGGTTCATAAAAATACAACTCCCGGTGCAACTCGCACAAAAACATATGCAGATGGGTCTACTGAGACTCTGACGTACCCTTCGTCTTATGATTACTTTGTTGATGTAGATGGTACAGTAGCAAAGAAAAGTAATAGTTTTAAAGTCGTAGAAGAGTTCTTTGTTGCTGAATGTGCTAAGAAGCATGGTGATGGGCATGGTAGATTGATAGTAGGAGGTCATCATATCATTAATGGTGTCGCTACTACACAAGCAGATTACCCTACAGATGCAAATACTAAAGCAGAGATACAAGATTTCTATGATAAACGTGGAGTTACTTATGGTTTAAGTGAAACTAAATCGGAATTATTATCAAGAATAGTTCCACAAATGAGTGGCGATACAGAAGTATCTAAACATTTAAAGGTATAGGAATATAGTATGTCACTGCATAAATATACAGCAAATGAAGCGTTAAATCTTTTAATTGGTCAAAATGGGTTTGATGTTATTGGTGAGCACGATACTACTGTTGTGGCTCCCGATACAGGCACTTGGGTGGCTATTCAGGCTCTTGGAAA